ACAGCATATGAAGAGGGCGCGAACTCTCCAACTGGCGTAAGCTTCGACGCAACCGTGTCAGAAAATTTCACTCAGATTTTCCGCACGGCCTTCACAGTCACCGAAACACTACGTGCAACTAACTTGCGCACTGGTGACAAAGAAGACGAAATGGCGACCAAAGCTCTCAAGATGCACATGATGGATATTGAGCGCGCAATGTTTTTCGGTAAGAAAAACGAGAGTGCGGGTTCAACAGCCCAACCTCGTCGCTTCACAGGTGGTTTGATCAACACTCTATCTAATGTGATTGACCGTTCCTCTGCATCAAATACGATGACAGAAGATCAGTTTGATCGCTCGTTGATCGAAGACATCTTTGCGTTTGGTAGCAAGCAAAAGATCATGTTCTGCGGTGCCAAAGTCGCTGGACACCTTCAAAAATTTGGTAAGGACCGTTGGTCCCCCCATGTAATTGATGACACTTACGGTGTATCACTTACTGGCTACGAAACTTTTGCGGGTACGCTTGCGGTCCATCTTCACCCACAGTTCCGCATGGTTCCTGGGATGGAGAATGCGGCGGTGATCGTTGACTTCCCATACTTGAAGTATCGTTACATGGAAGGCCGCGACACATCGCTCTTGCGTGATCGTCAGTCCCCAGACGCCGATGCAGTCAAGCATGAGTATTTGACTGAATGTGGCCTCGAATTGTTGCAAGACAAGGTACACACATACATCAAAAATTGGGACGCAGTTGCGTAACTTTTGATGCAGTGAAATTAGTTAAGGGCAGCTTCGGCTGCCCTTTTCTTTAGGGACGACTAAGGGTGGTAAAATCTGGATAAATAAAGGTGAACCATCACTAGGAGATACTTTTATGGCGAAGAAACGCGCACGTAACGAAGACGGTCACTATATCGCGGATGATCCGACCACACCTCAGAATGAGGCTTGGGCCGAACAAGAGCCTAGCCCAGCAAAGGCCACACGCAAAGCCAAGCAAAGCCACGCTCCTAAGAAGGAAGCTGCATCGCCATTTACTTATTTTGTTTCGACGGGTGAAGAGTCTTCGGTGTTCGATTTGCGGGTTGGTGACGTGAAGGTTCGCGGTGCATGGGACACAGGCCGCACACATGTTTTTTGGAAAGTACCAGCCGACATTGTTTCCAATGCGATGAAGCACCACCACATCTGGTCGGGGCGCATTATCCCAGCCGAGGATGACTGATGGCAGAGCAGTCCGTAGTAAAGCCGTTTGCGGCGGGTAAGGAGAAATTTTCTCCCCTAGAAGATTTGGTAAGGTCGTCTTTAGTACGGGCTGGTAACTTCTCGCCTAGCCGCATTGATGGCGAAGTAATGATGATGATGATTGAGCTTGCCAACCGTGTTGTCGAGGAAGTTCGCAAGCACCCGTATTGGACGGGTGGCGATATAAATTACTTCAATGATCCCACTGAAAGCCGAGCCATTCCAGACATGGTAATGATTGATGGTTTGACCGCGCATTACTTGCTCCAACAGGGTTCAGACAAGGCGATGGTGTTTTTACAGATATACCAATCCAACCTAACTGACACCCTGTTTACGCGAACTAATGGAAACAAAAAGATCGTTGTCAACATAAGGGACGGTGGTTCAAACCAGCGGTATTACTAGATGGCAAGACTTAGTTATGCTCCCATAGCGATTAAAAGCTCCGCGACCACTTACTATGGTTTTCGCGGCATTGATCGTTCACGCGACATTACAGCTATGGAAACTCAGAAAGAGCAAAACTTTTGGGTGTTAGATAACTGTTATGTTGATTACCGTGGGCAGCTAATCCGCGACCCAAAATTCTTTCTGCACTCTGGTTCCAATCGGTTCCCTGTCAAGGCACTGCGCTTCTACAATCGTGAGGGTGTTTGCTACGCCGAGGAAGATGCTAATGATACACACCTCGCCTCTGATCGTGGTCACAGGGTAGATCAGGCGTACCAAAAGGGTGCAGTCGTAAGCATGACAAACTTCAAAGGAAAGGTTCATATCTTTTCTGAGAACACTCGTATGTATCGTTATGATGGCTTTCAGTTTGACACAGCAACGACTTCCATAACTCCATCATTCGGCGTTCCTATTCAGCGGCGTTTGGCTGTTGCTGGTTTTAAGGATAGACCAACCACGATTGAATTTAGTCGCGTCGATAACCCCGACATCTTTCTTGAGGAAGAGGCTATCACTGAGGAAGTGACCCGTGCTTCGTTCATCGACATTTCCAATCTGATTGGTACAGCCGATGAAATTACAGGCTTGGGAACTTTTGAGGCTAACCGCCTTGCCGTGTTCACCAAAGACCAAACACTCGTCTACATCATCGACCCTGACTTTGAGCAATGGCAACTCGACTCTCGCGCCAACCTTCGCATTGGTTGCATAAGCCACAACTCAATCGTGAACGCTGGATCAGACCTTTTGTTTTGTTCACGTCGAGGTATTCACTCAATTATGAGGTCCGAGCAAAACGGTATTACTATCGCGGAAGCTTCGTTGTCTGATGAAGTCGAGCCGCTTTACCAAGAGCTTGTAAAGACAACGCCAGACCCACGAATGATTAGTGCGGTGTATGATCAGGACACTCAGACCTATCATGTATTTTTCCCGCGTCCTGGGGGAACGCAAACCAAGCGTCTATCCATGAACTTCCGTTCTGGATACGAAATGGTGAACTTCCAATTGGGCGACACACTGCTACCAAGGTGTGGTGCATTTCTTGGTGGCAGATTAATGTTTGGTACAGCCGATGGGGTGTACGAGGCTACGGATCGTGTGATCACCCAAGACACAGGCTTGTTTGACTTGCGGCGTTCACCAATGATCGCTGAAACGCCTGTCTTATGGTTAGGCGATTTTTTAAACAGCAAGCGCACACACTCAATGATCCTTCAAGCTACGGGCAAAGGACGTTTTTACGTTGATGCTTTGGATGACGAGGACCGCTTGATGGCGACTATAGAGGTAAACCTTGATCGCATTGAAGGCGACACGCATTGGGGCGATGCACCTTTAAAATCTGACTACTCGTTCCCATTCAATCACATATTTCGCGGGGTCAGGCTTCGGTTCCGCACAGATGAAAAAGACGTAAACGCTGATGTAACAGTTATCAGTTTCGCGTTCTTAATGCACAAGGAGAAATAAGGCATGGCCCGTCTAAAGGTATTATATCCTGGTAATCACACATCCAGTGGCAACATCGGTGCGGATATTGAGAACATTGTCCGTTACCTCAACTCAAGTGAGCTTGGAGACCAAACCATCGCGGAGCTTTTGAAAAAGCTTTTCGACATAGACGGTATCCTTAAAGCACCAGTAGAGCTTCGCAAAGACAACATTGAAGGTTTGCAGTACCGCGTTGGTGAGTACACAGAAGCCGAGATTGGCTGGAAACAGCTTGCCACCGTCGATCAAATTCGCGGGGCGGCTGGTTCAGATGTAGGTACTATTGGTGCGCCTTTGTTTTCGGCACGTTTCGATGTTGTTGTTAATGAGGCAGATGGTGATGGTAATATTGCGTATTCGACAGGTACAACAGTGTTCAACTTCATCCATGAGGAAGCTGACGCAATCGTAGTGTATTTGAACGGCGCACTTTTGGCGGCGGCTGATTATACTAATAGCGCGTCTGCGAATACTGTTACTCTGACCACCGCTACAGACGCGGATGATCTGATAACAATTTACAAAGTTCAGTCGGCAAACGACTCTGGCTTTGTTCGTGAGGATGTTATTGCTGGTACATCGCAAGCGGTGTTCCCATTCGTTCATTCTGCCGACCAGAAAGTTTTAGTTTATCGCAACGGTGTTCTTCAACGTCAGGGCGGTACTAACGACTATACGCAACAGCCAGCCAACTCGACCATTACTTTCACATCGGCTCTAACGTCTGGTGATTTGGTCACATTCATAATTGTAGAAGACACATCACAGGTTCGCGTGTCCGGCTTGATGACTGAGGATAAGTTCACCAACACAAACGGCTTGATCCCTTACAACAAACTTGCAATCGAAGACGCAGACATCCCCCGTTCAAAGGTTGAGGGTGTAACTGAACTACTCGCCAACCGTGGCCGTGTGTATGTTTCGTCCAGCGAACCTCTATCTGCTAATGCGGGTGACATGTGGGTGGACACGGCGAGTAGCCCAAACGTACTCAAATTCTACAACGGAACAGGTTGGCTTTTGACAAGTCCCGACACGGGCATTCCCGCCTTCGGCACTATCAACGGCTTGCAGTTTCTCCGCGTAAACTCAACAGGCGGCGGCTTGGAATTTGCTGATGTTGACTTCACCGCGCTTGTCCCGAAAACTTATATCGGCGCAGCGGATGGTGTGGCTGGTTTGGACGCAACGGGTAAACTCCCAATTGCCCAGCTTCCCGACACATTCGCCACTCGTTCATTCTTTTTCCAGCAATCAGGTAGCATAACAAACGGGGATTATGTGATTACCCGTGCGTTCAAACAGAACGTGCGTATCGACGCCATTGCAGTAAAGAGCAACAGTGGATCGGGCAACGTACAATTAAAGATCAACGGTATTAACGCTGGTGATTTGGTTGCTGCATCAAGCACATTAACAGAACAGAACTTGTCTGCCTCAATAGCTATTGATGCGGTAACAACGTCAAAGGAGATAGCTTTTACCGTTTCGTCTGCGAACAACATGACCGATGTTGAAGTGACATTGGCGGCGGTTATCACCAATGTCTAATGATTTAACCCACGATCAAATGAAACGGATTGCGGAGTCTATGGCTAACATGGGCCGCAATGGGGACAGTGAGCTTGTCCACGTTATGCCAGAGGAAGTCGCCCTTCTCGAAAAGATTGGGGCGGGGACCACTAACCCGCGCACAGGTTTGCGTGAGTTCAACACCACTCAAGAGAAGTTGAATGCTGCTCTAAAGGAAAGTGGTGGGTCGTGGACTAAAGAAGTAAATGACCTTGCTAAACAGCGTGACGCTGAGAAGGGCCAAACCTACAACGCCTCGACAAACACCTACACCTCGACAAACAGTGGAAACAACAACTCAGGTTCCAGCAACTCGCAAGGCGACAACTCAATTCGTCAAGACCTTGCTAACTGGCTCACCCCAGGCGATGGCATGTCCTACAAAAATGGTGTTCTGGTCAATGCTGATGGTAGCAAGGTTAATCAAAACACAAGCTACCAAGACACGGCCAATGCGAGTACCCCTTTTGATGGCAAGTCTTATGTGAATGGACAACTCGTCAATGACAAGACGGGCAACTCAGTTACGAGTGGTCACGACAGTATATTCAAGACGGTTGCTAACGTAGTTGGCTTGGTAGCGAATCCAGTAGCTTTCGTCGCTGGGAAGGCGATTAACAACGCCTTTGATAAGGATGGCGATGGCAATATGTTCACTACGGGTGGTGAGTTCACATTCTTCGACAATAACAAAGACAGTTCCACCAAGTCGGCTGCGACCAGAGCTATTGTAAATAACAACGACGACAACGACAGGCCAGCCGCCACCACTGCGTCAACACAGTCCACTACGGATGGTGAAACTGACACAACAGGTGCCTCAAATGAAGCTGGTACATATTCAGAGATTAGTGACGTTCCCACATACCGCGCTCCTGGGTTCACTTCTCGTCCAGAACGCCGCAAGTTCGTAAACTATGATTATACAGATGGGACAGGCAAACCTGTTGGAACGTACAATGGCAATGCCAAGCCTTTCCATGTGGCGACAAGTGCCGAAAGCATGGAAAGTTTTGTTGTTGCCGAGACTGCATCGAATGCAATCGACACAATGGTTTCCAACATGTCACCTGAAATCCAAGACAAGTTAAACGGTGAAATTTCGGTTCAGCTTACGGCAGACAACCAAATCGCTTTGTATGTTGGCAATGACGAAACTGGTTATGTCGAGGCTGTTTATGCCGCCGATGATACGGGCTTGGACACAGCGATGACTGATGTTGCTAACATGCTGGCTTATGGCGAGAGTTCTGGTGATCTGAATATCGACGCTGGATACACTGGACGGGTTAGGTCTGCTGCTAGGTTTACGGGCTACGACGACAACACCCTTAACCAGCAATATGCGATGCTAAAATCAGAGGGTTCTAATTATGAGCAGGGTTCCCCTTTGTATTTGCTTTGGTTGGAACGTGTCCAAGAATTTGAGGATGAAATCAAAAGGCGCGATGGCGACCCTGCGGCAAGTTCTGCTGATTACTCAGTCGCGGGTGTGACCAGATCAGTAGCCGAATCTGCCGCTGGTTTCTTCGCGTAATTAGGGACGACTTGGCCTTCCGTTAAAGGTTAAAGTCTACAAAAGTAAGGAGTTCTAATATGGCTTTTTCAACAGCTATCATGGGGTCGTCTGATGTGTTTGGTCCGAACACTGGCACATCTATTGCCTCCCGCAAGGAAGCTTCGGCTGCGGGTGAGAAAATTGCCGATCAGGGGCGGTACGGTGACACGATGGTTATCCATGCTTCGCCATTCACGATGAAGCTTTTGACTGACATTGGTGGTGCTAACACCTTCAATCCCAAGACGGGGATGTTGGAGTTTTACAACGTCGATGACCTACTGCGGAAAAAAGTGGGGTACTAGGATTTGTCTGATCGGTTGGCGATAGTAGGAGAGGTTGCTGAGTTATTTGCGCGTGACGCTTATTACAAAAAGAAGCCTATCTCATTACTATCCAATTCGGTTTTTCCCGCTTTAGATCACGGAAAGTGGTTGGCGCGGTTTTCGGAAGACAAGTCTATAACAGGTTTTTGCTCATATGCTTTTCTCAAGGCGTCAGAAATCGAAGAGAACAAATTTGAAGGCAAGGAAGCCTTCTCACGAAAAGACGGTGAAGTTTTGCATATTTGCCAATTTGTTTGTGACGGTGACAAAAGAGAGGTTTTTTCTTTTGTTCGCTACATTCAAGAAACTTTGTCTAAGAAATATCCAGAGCGTCCGTTTGCGTCTGCACGAAGGCTTGGAAGTGGGACACACAGACCCGCGAAATATGTAAAGAAAAAAGCGGGTACATGCGCCCCGAACTTTGGTTCAGAAAGGATTTAACATGAGCCGCTTATACAATCCATTCATCCCGAGCCTTACGTTTGCATCTGGCCTTCTTCGTGACTCCGATGGTGGCGATGGCGGTGGCGGCGATGACGGTGGCAACGACAACAATAATTCTACGACAGTTCAATCTGGTGACACGCTTTCTCAAATTGCAGAAGACAATAATATGTCAGTTGAAGAGTTGGCGGCGGCGAACAACATTACGAATGTTGATGAAATCCAAGCTGGTCAAACTTTGAATATCTCTGGTGCGAACTCTGGTAGTTCGACATACAACAACGGCGTTGGGCTTGGCGGTGTTGGCAGCAACAACAATGATGATGATGAACCTAGCCCACTTGCGTCTGCCGTAGCTTCGGGACAGGGTGAAGCCGATACCTTCCCGTCTTACGATGCGTTTGGAAACGAATACGCTAGTGCTGGGGAAGCTGCGGCTGCGGATAATTACGCAGAGCTTCAAGCTTCGACCACGACAGGAACTTACGACGAGGTTCCGCAAATCCAAGCTTCCAACACAGGTTCCACTTACGACGAACTCCCAGATATCAAACCTATCTTCTATCCCACGGATGATGATGGAAGTGCGGCGAATACGGGGTCTGGCGTTAGTTTTGGCGAGGAAGCTGCGAAAGCCGTTAGTTACACTGACAACGAAATGAGTGGGCTTGATCAGCTTGCCGACGAAACATTTAATGCCTCATTCGATGATGATAACCAATTAGTCGCTGGCAGTGTTGTGGACAACTTAGCTAATGCGAATGCTGCGGGAAACACTAACACTGAACTGTTAGGTAACAGCGCGCAAGTGTTAGAGGCGACTAATATATACAATGCTAATCTGGCTAATCAAAACGCTGGCAATAACAACACAACAGAGTTGACTGACGCTCAAGTTGCTAATTCGATGGACGACGACGAGCTTGATAATGTGTCGAGGATACTGATCAACGATTACGGTTGGTCTTTGAGTGATGATGGAACAACGGCGGTAAATCCAGATACCAACGCGGGTTATAACGGCGTAGACTATAACGACCCATCGGAAGCCGAGGCTGCTAAAGCTGCTGAGAATGCTGGAAGCACCTACGACGATGAACCAATACTCGCAGCGCAAGACCCTCAGTTGGCCGCTGATGCTGTAATCGACAACAAAATGAACAACGACAATTATCCAGGCCAAACGGTAGATGATATACTTATCGAAAAATACGGATGGACAATGGGTGATGACGGGAAGGTTGTTAGCCCAGGTGGTCAGACTATTGACGAGGTGAACGAGGCTACTAAAGGGGGTGACGGTAACGATAATCCAGTTGTTGTGAACGACGACGACGATAATCCAGTTGTTGTAGCCGACGATGATAATCCAGTTGTTGTGAACGATGACGACGATAATCCAGTTGTGGTTCCCGAAGAAGACCTACCCCCATTAGTTGATCCAGAGGTCGATCCAGACCTTGAACCAGAAGTCGATCCAGAAGTCGATCCAGAGGTTGAACCAGAGGTTGAAGGTGAGACAGTTGACCCTAATGATGCAGATGACGTTTTTGCCGATCAAAATGATGACGGTACGATAAGCTCACTAGAGGCTACAATCGCCAACCTTCGCCAACAGCTTGCGTTGCTGACAAACAGTTCCACGCAAGAAACAGATGGATTGAGCCGTGAGGAAATTCTTGCTCTTATCGCGGAGGCTATGCGCAACAATAACTCGAATAGCTACAACCCTCTCGCTTACATGAATGCGTTTGGGTTTTCTGCGCAGCCTAGTTACTTCGGCAACACAATCCCAACCTTCATGTCGCAAGATGGCGTTTATGAACGCAAGGCAGTTAAGGACAGGGATACGGGCGAAATTCGTTATGTAAATGTTCCTATCGGAAACGCCTCATTAACTGGTACAGGCGGCTTCCAACGCCGTAGACGTGCGGGATTTGGCGGTAGCTTCGACACTTTCTAGGAGAACACTCGAATGAGTTGGTCAAACATAATTGATATTGGCATGGGTGTTGGAAGTTTGATTTCAGCCAACCGTGCCAATAATGAGGCTGAACGCCTTAACGCCATGACAGAGGCGCAAGTAACGGCAGAAATAAATCGCAATCAAGAGGTTGCGGATTTGTATGCTGGTGGCGCAGACGTAATGTCTAACAACCTTAATCGCTTGCTTACTGAGTACGGCGATTTCGGTCAGATTACTCCCTCGACTATAAATGATTTTAGTAAATTTGTTAGTACCAACCGCGCACAGGAAGAGGCCGCAAACCGTGCAGAGGTGGATGGCCTTACTTCGTATGACCGTGCGCGGCTTCGTGGCATGGAAGACATGTACCGAGAGTTTTCAGATGTGAAGCTTGAGGAAGGTCGGGACGAGGTTTACTATCAAGACGAGAAGGCAAAGCTTGTCGCGCCTCAGACGTTGCAGTTTGCGCAGATGCAAGATCAGATTGCGATGCAGTTTCAGAACTTGCGTAATCAGAACACAAACCGTGCGTTGGATCAGCAATACTCTAAAGCGTTGGCGAACATCCCCCCAGGAATGGAAAACTCTACATTGCGTGTCCAGATGGAAAGAGCTTCGGCTGACGCCTCACGGGAAGCGTATAACAATGACATGTTAGCGGCCGTTGGTGATGCACAGCAATACATCGCTGGCTTGCAAGGGGCTGCGTCTAACCAGCAAAACATGACTAATGCTGAACGTAATATGCAGCGCAATCTGGTTACAGATCGTTTGAACTATGGCACGACTACGCTCAACAACTCGTTGCGCGGCGGTCAATACGGTCAAGACTACTACGGCAATGAGAAAGCAATGCGTGGTCGGAATATTGAGGAAGTTGGTGCGTTGCAGAATATGCGTAACAACACTGCCTTGTCAGACTATACCAACTCGCTAAGTCTAGCTGGTGCTGAAAACTCTCTCGCAAATGACTTTATCAATCAGACGCTAGATTTGTCTACAGCCCCATCCACATATTCAGCATCGGGACAGGCTGGTATTTCAAACTCTAACTCGATTAGTGCGCTTGGTACGATGGCGGCAAATCAGCAGACGTTAGCCAGTCAAGCTTCCTCTGGTTTGGGCGGCTGGTGGTCTAACTATAAGTCTGTCAACAATTTCTAGGATGATACGGTATGATCAACTTCGGCGCGTTCCAAGAGGGCTATAACGAAAATGAAAAAACCCTTTCTGCAAAGCGGAAAGAGAACGCATTACTGTATTCAGATTTTGTTAAGAGCAATCCTGGTGCAAGCGCAGATGAACGCGAGAAATTTGCTGGCTCTTTAGCTGGCAACAACCAATCGTTTCGCGCCATACTTCCATCGCGTGAAACGATGGAAGGCAACGTATCACGTTACAATCAAGCACAGGCTGCGGCTAGAGCGTCAGCGGCCCGTAAGCGGAAGATGCAAGACCTTGAGGTTGCGGGTAAGGCGACATCTTATTTTGCAGATTTGTTGCAAACAACGGATGCAAAGACAGCTAGTGAAATGACCAGTGGTATGTTTGGTGATTTGCTAAATCCCGACATGTTACCAGCGGTAGAGGCGCAAGCAAACCGTGTGGGCTGGGCTAAGTTTCAACAGGACGCGGCACCTCTAATCAAGAACTTTCAAGACAACCCAACTCAAGCAAACTTGGACAGCCTAAATCGTGCTGGCTTTAACACAGAATGGGGCGATCAATTAAAGAAACAATACGCTCCGCAACTGACCACGGCCAAAGAACGTGCGATGGCATTGGCAGCGGCGAACATACTTGGGATTGCTGAAAAGGTTGATCTTGACGATGACAATGTATTTCGTACTCAGATGGAAGCGGAGCTTTCAAAATATAACGACCTATTAACGTCAGAACAAAAAATGAAAATTGAAGCTGATGCGCGTGGTCAACTTGAGGCACGTCGCGGCAAGCGCACCTCTGTGCAAACAGCCCTCGCCAAGAGCTTGACTGCCCCCGTCCTTGATAGGATCGGCACAGAAGGCTTCCAAACTCAGGCGCAAATACAACGTCAGTTAGAAGCTGCGCTCGCCGCAAACTCTGACTTAAACGGCTTTGACACGACTTCTGTGATGGCCGATGCT